AGCCCTAATTGTTCGCAGGCATTCTCGACCAGGGCAGGTTCCAGAAGGTTCCCGACGATGCCAGGTTCGCCGATGTCGAAATCTTCCCATTCCCCACGTTTCGCGGCGATCGATTTTCGCAGTTCATCGTTCGGCGTCGACCAGGGATGCGGTATTCCGTGATTCCAGCAATACAGGACCGGGATGCGTGAACCGCTCATTTTTGTGTCGTCTGATAATTTACCAACCATTTTTCGTTCCCCTTTCATGTGTAAAAAGATTTGACACAGCCAAAGCTAAGGGTTTACGGTGTCGCTGTCAAATGAAAAGGATGACGACATGACATTGGAAGAAATTATCAAGACGTTCGGGGGTGTCGCGCAGACTGCGCGCGCCCTGGGTGTCACCAGGCAAACGATCTATATCTGGCGGCGGAAAGGGGAAATCCCCGAAGTTCGAAGAATCCAGGCGGAGGTTTTGATTCGTGAACGGGCAGAGTGAGCGCATGGGTCGGCTGGTGGACAATCTGTTGTTGATGTTCATCGGCCTGAAGCTGGCCGGATTCCTGGCCTGGTCCTGGTGGTGGGTTCTGTCGCCATTGTGGGGATCGTTCTGCCTGGGGGTGGCGGTGATGCTGCCATCGGCCTATCGGCGCGAGAAACAGCGCAGGGAATGGAAGAAACTCAAGGAAAAGAAGGCCCAGGCGCATGGGGGCGAGTAGCAGAAACAAGGGCGCCAGTGGCGAACGCGAATTGATCCGCGCGATCGAGGACGAAACCGGGATTCGCCTGGAACGCAACCTGGCGCAGTCATTCGGCGGCGGTCACGATCTGATCGGCCTGGATTACTGGGCAATCGAGTGCAAGCGATACGCCAATATCGGAAACGCCGAAAAAGCGCAGTTCTGGCGCCAGGCGGTCGAGCAGGCCCGACGGGTAGGGAAACAGCCAGCGGTATGTTTTCGCGCTGACAGGGCGCCCTGGCGCGTCCTGGTGGCATATCCCACGGACATATACGAACCAGAAGATTTTCGACGTTCCTGCGAAATATCGTTGGAACTATTTTGTGGACTCATAAGGGAGACTTTATAAATGGACCTAAAAAGCATTAGCAAAGGCGGAACCATGCAACCCCCCAGGGTGTTGATCTACGGACCGGCTGGCGTGGGGAAAACCACGTTCGGCGCTGCGGCACCGAAACCGATTTTTCTACCGATCGAGGATGGCCTGGGGACGATCGAGGCGGACGCATTTCCGACCCCGAAATCTTATCTGGACGTTCGCGCGGCCCTGGATTCGCTAATCAAGGAAGATCACGAATACCGCACCCTGGTCGTGGATTCCCTGGACTGGCTGGAACCGTTGATCTGGGTGCATACCTGCGAAACAAACAAATGGCAGTCGATCGAGCAGCCAGGATACGGTCGCGGGTATGTCGAAGCCCTGAAGTATTGGCGGGAATTCCTGGACCGGGTGAATTACCTGCGAAGCCAGAAACGCATGGCGACCGTGTTGATCGGCCATTCGGCGGTGAAGCGATTCGAAGCCCCGGACGCGGAAGCGTTCGACCGCTATGTGATAAAGCTGCAGAACAAAGCGTCGGACCTGGTATCGGAGCATTCCGACGCGATCTTTTTCGCCAACCAGGTTTATTCGACGATCAAAACCGAGGATCGCGGGCGGGTGCGAACCCGTGGCACCGGCAAGGGTGAAAGGGTGATGTACACCGAAGAACGCCCCGCCTGGATCGCGAAAAACCGTTTCGGACTGCCGCCGGAAATGGAATTGTCCTGGTCCGCATTCATGGAAGCCCTGAAGTCTAAATGACCTGGGTTCGCGGAGGAATTGCCGATCGGGTGGACGTGGACCGCGACGTGGTCCTGGTATTCGATCGCAATCCTGAACCGTTTTTCGTGGTCGGGCGGTTCACGGTATTACGCGGGAACCTGGTTTTCGCGACGACCCAGGCAGCACAAACAAAGCTGCACACCCTGGGGTTCGATCCATTGAACCCCGATTTCTGGAACTATTACCCAAAGGAAAAAAGTCATGTTTAATGCAGAAGAATGGGCGCAAGGATTCAGCGAGAAACCCTTACAAGCTGGATGGACCGAAGCCACCATCGACGAAGTCGTGATGAAAACCAGCCAGGCGGGGAATCAATATGTATCGGTTCGGTTCGCCCTGGATGAATACAAGCCGACGAAATTGTGGGAAAACCTGAACGTATGCCACCCCAGGGAGGACGTCCGGGAAATCGCATTCCGCAAGCTGGCGAATATGTGCCTGGCCTGCGGATTCCGGTCGATCAAGAACCCGGAGGCACCCGACGAACTGGAAAATGAGCGCCTGCGAATCTTGGTCGCCGACAAGGGCGGAGAATGGACGATCAAGGCATTTGAACCGCTAAGGAAGGCAACCCCAAAGGCAGCGGAAACGTCGCCCACAGCGGCCCCTGCGGTCCCTGACGACGATATTCCGTTTTGATGCGTGGCGACCTGGAAAGGGTCGCCGATTCCCTGGGGTTACGGCGGGCAGGGTCCGAATACAAGGGTCCATGCCCATGCTGCGGCGGGGATGATCGGTTTCATGTGAAAGCCGGTCGATCCGCCGATTTATTGGTTTATTGTCGACATGGGTGTCAATATTCTGACATCGCCCGTGAACTGGAACGGCGCGGGATCATTGAATCGGACGAATACCAGCCCCAGGCGTATCGGAAAGCCGACCTGGAATACTGCGATTTTTTGTTGTTGGTGATGGAAGGCGCCATCGCCAAGGGGGAATCCGAACTGCTGCCGTCCGACGCAGTGGTGATCGGTCGATTGTTGAAGAAGGTAGACCCGGAAAGGGCGGAAAAGCTGCGCGATGCGCGATCACGACTCATTGGGGGTAATAATGGACGACGAACTGTTCTGGAAACGATACCAGGCAAGCAAGATAAGCAAATTTGACCCGAACAAACCCTGGGATTTCAAAATCCGACAGCCCGAATGGATGCTGGACAAGCTGATCCCAGCCAGGTCGATCGGGATGGTCTACGGACCCAGCAATTCCGGGAAATCTCACATCATTTGCGACATCATCGCGAACATGATCCACGGACACACTGAATGGCAGGGGATACCGATCAAGCCGGGGAACGTCGTCATGTTCAGCGAATCCCTGGGGCATATCCAGGCGCGCATGAAAGCCTACGTCACGAACATCGAGGGCGAACTGCAGTTCGGATTGTATTCGCTGCCGAACCTGGCGCTGGACACCAGGGACATCGATCTGGTCGAAGCCTGGTTCATGTCGATGGAACACGCGCCAATGATGGCGATATTCGACACCCTGGCGACCGCGTTCGCGTTCGATGAAAACGACAACAGGGAAGCGTCGAAGCTGATCGCAGCCCTAGAGGAACGCATTCTGCCGCTACTCGATCCGGCGGGGACCATTATCCTGGCGCACCACACCAGCAAAATGTCCGAGGGTAAGTCCGCCAGGGGCGCGTCGGCGCTGATCGGGAACATCGATTATTCGATCAATGTCCTATATGACAAGAAAGCGAACCTGACGATCGCGAACTGGGAAAAGGATCGCTGGCGCCTGGTGGAAGAACCGCCAGCCTGGGCGGGAACTATGCGCCGGGTTCCGGTGGAATTCGAAAACGGGTCCGCCGAAATGTCGATCCTGGACTGGGAACCGTATTCCCAGGAAGCGCAGGACATGGCCGCGCAGCTGGCGGACGAACTGCAGAACGATCTGATCCGAAAGGAAGTCGACGACATCGTCGACGGCTGGCAGGGCGAAAAGTATATCCACGAAACCGGGAAGCGACCGGCGGCGCCATCGGGTCGGGTGCCGGTTCAGTTCCCCCACCAATACGACGGGAAGCGGCGGGAGATATACGAACATCTGCGGAGTACCAGGAAGATCGAAGAAGTTCACAACAAAAACGGCGTTCACACTGGGTTCGTGATAATCAAGTAAAAAAGTGTAAAGAAATGATACACCCACCCACCCCCCTACCCCTATATAAAAGAGGTGGTGGGGTAGTAGAGAAGATTTTTCAATCACCCTACGGGAAGGGGGATAAACCCCCAATGACTTGGGGGGTTTTATACCCCCCACCCTTTCGCCCTGGTGGGCTACAGGGAAGGGGGTATCCCCTGACCGTTCCCAGGGTGATAGAACTTTCGGAACGCCCCCAATGGGATTAGACATAAACACCCTGGCGGTCATTAGATCGCTGAACGAACTGGTGGGGGAGTCGCGACCTTATTTTTTCCTGAAGGATGAATATCGATTTCGCGGCGGGGATCAGAAGCAGTTCGGTCGCACCCTGGAACGGGTGGTCGCCCGGTGGCCGGAATGCGTCGAATGGGATATGCGCCAGGACAGCGACCGGCGGATGTATGTCTGGGTTCGGGTGATCCAGGCGATTCCGGTCGAGTGAAATAAATCAAAAAAAAAGTGTAAAAAAACTTTACACCCTGGATTTTGTTCGATACCATGTATTCATCGGCTGGGGACACAGCCACAACCCAAAGGGAGAACCACATGACTGCTATCGAATCAAAAATCGCAAAAGCGCTCGGCAAAAATCGCATGGCAAAAGTGGCTGACATTTTCGATGATGGCCGCGCTATAGACATCACACTTACTGATAACACTGGTGATGTCTGGGAGTACAAACAAAACGGCTACGGCGATTTTACTATCACTGAGGTGATCTTTTACGCCAAACGTTTTATCGATGAATCTGCCGCGTAAGCGGCCCAGGGGGAAACGATGAAGTATTTCGCGATTTTGTTGTTTGTCATGGCGGTGATGGGTATCGTCGGGAATGGCGACCTGGAGGAAGCAGAGCGCGCCGAGACTGAATACTGCGAGAATGTGGACAGCGGAGCCTGGCCAGATTATCGGGAAGTGTATGCGGAGGTTTGCCAGTGACACACATTTGGAAATCATGCCCGGACTGCTTGCGGTCCGATTGCCACCACCCACTATGCCCCAGCGAGCATTTGCCCCTGGCGGGAGAATATGAAAGGGACGACATCGATGCGTTCAAGGAAGAAAGGGACAGGCAGGAACGCGAACGTGTACCTGAAGATTGACTGGCCGCAATTTGATTCCGATGACTGCCAGGTCGCGGTCCAGGCAGCGCAATCTATGGCCAAGAGATTCCGAGAGGACATCGCCATCATGCCAAACCTAGCGGTGGTCCTGTTGCGTCACACGCAACAGACACCCCTGGAAATCATTCGATACCAACCAGAAGCCAAAGGATTCACCAATGACTGACATGGTCAACCACCCGGATCATTATAAGACCCAAGCCATCGAGTGCATTGCAGCCATCGAAGCGCAGATGACCCCGGAGGAGTTCGCCGGGTATCTACGCGGCAACGTCATTAAATACATTTGGCGTTTCGACAAGAAACACGGAAAGGATTTTGAGGGCGCCCAGCGTGACCTGGAAAAAGCGGCCTGGTATCTGCACCGGCTGACGCAGTTCCGGCTGCGGAACTGGAAGGACGCAGAGTAAAAAAAACAGGGGGGTGGGGGGTTATCCCGGCGCCTGATATTATCAGAGGGGGTACCCCCTACCGAGGCGCGGCAATGATTAAAGCGAAAACCAACATCGACGAAGTTCAACGCAAGCTGCAGAAGGCGCACAAGAAAACGCTGTTCGCAGAATCCGAAGCCCTGAACATGACGGCGAAGAAAGTGGCGTCGGCACAACGCCAGGCAGCGAACACGTCATTCGATCGACCCACCCCGTACCTGTTGAATGCGATATTCAACCCGAACACCAAGCTGGGATTCACTGGGATATTCAGTCGATACAACACGCTGCGCGTGGAACTGATTCCTGGCGCGCCCAGGGGAAAATTTAACGATGGCGGGCGCCGGGTGAATAAAACATTATTTTTTCAGGTGGATGGGGGGGTACGCACCCCGGACAAAACTGCACTGGTGATACCAGCCCCCCGAGCAAGAAAAAATAAATATGGAAATTTAAGTCGGCGATATGTTCAAAATTTACTGTCAAAACAGGATCACGTTCAGCTAGGGCGCCGGGATGGGGTGTCACCGGGTATATATAGGAGGTCCAAGCGCGGGAAGCTGACCATGCTGGTGGCCTATGAACCCAGGGCAGCGTATACGCCCAGGTTCGGGTACTACCGAGTGGCGCAGTCTGTTTTTGGCCGTGAATTTCAGCGCGAGTTCGACAAGGCGTTCGAAGCGGAAATGGCCAACCTGAAATGACGAACCTGAAATGAAAAACGAGAAATGCACGTTCGACGACGTTCGGGGAGGATGCCCCCCCGTTAAAGGTACTTTTGACAAGGTTACGCTGCGGGTGATTCGCGAC